ATAATAAACCATATTTACGCCACCTATTGTTCCACTATCTCCTAAAACTGCAAGTGAAGATGCAGTAGCATTTATGCTTTTTGTTGATAATGAAACTTCATTTTCTGCAGTCATAAACAACGTACCACCGACGCTATGAGTTTCATCTTCTCCTACAAATATATTATTCGATTTCTTTATTGTGTTTGTACTATTACCATGTATGAATGTAGTGCCATCTATACCTATTGTTTCTGATCTGCTTTCTATAATCTTTACTTCTTTATTCTTTCCTATATCTTGCTTATAGCTTCGTTTAATCGTTTGATCAACATCACCGTCAACTCTTAAATTAAAATCACCGCCAACTTCTAAATCAAAGTCACCTGCAACTTTTAGTTTTAAGTTTCCATTGTAATGCAATTCTCCGTCGCCATCAACAATAACCTTTTCATCATGAGCTGTGACTCTTATTGTATTAGCTACTGATCCATATATCATAGTTCCATTTGCGCGCATCTCTACGCCTGATCCTGTTCTATGACGTATCATTATACGTTCAGCTCCGGGAGTATCATCATACTCTACAATGTGCCCTGATGCTGTTTCTTTAACTTGGCTGTTTGGATATATAGAAGCTGCTTCATCTTTTAATTCGAGATCTAGATCAGCATTACCACCTCCAAGCTCTACATTAACTCTCTTTGTACCTCTTGCTTTTTCATTTACGGAAGAAGTATTTAAGAAAGATTTTTTAGGATATGCTTCATTAGGATCATCAAATCCATTTTCTTTTCTAATACCGCCTGGTACAAGCTTATTACTATTTCTATTTTCAAAAGCCATTTATTTCACTCCGAAAGCATTTTTTATATTACTTGTTAAATCATCAATTTTATTAATATTTAAATCTTTAATGAGGCCATCAACATTACCCATACTTCCATCTAGTTTATCAAAGAGAGCGCTGGTATTTTTATCACCTAAAATTTTAGTTGCTTCACCTCTAGCTTTTATCTTATCTGCATCTAAATTACTTTGAATATCTATCTTTCCTGATTTTATATCTTCTAATGTAGTTTTCATTTCAGCGGTAGCTTCATCAATGCTTACTGGTTTTTTGAAACCAGTTGTTTCATCAATGCTTTCAAATTCTTTTGTAATTTTGCTAGGGTTAATTTTTTCTACATCGCTAAGTTTCGTAGGAACAGTTTTAACAAATTCTGGCGATTTAACAACTGCAAGCTCTTCTCTCGTTTTATCGCCCGGATCTATTGACTCTGTTATTGATGTTCCTGCTATTATCTTATTATATTTTGCTCTAATAGCAGATATGTCTATTCCAGGTCCAACAACCTCTGGATCAGTCTCATTAATACCGAGTGCATAAATTTGTGGCATAACTACAAACGCTGCAGATATAACATGATCAACAGCTGCAGCTTGTTGAGGTGTTACAGGATTTGTCTCACCAGCTATCAAAACAACGTATATCATTTTATCAAATCTTGCTGGGAAAACTCCTTCATCATTAATCTCGTCTATTGGTCGACCTTTTTGTACAGTACCGTCTCTCTTTATAACAAAGTGTGCTTGTATTCCAAATTTTTTTGCATCAGGACCTTCTAAAATTCTACGAGCTGAAGCACTTGCTTCTGTTGGACTTTTTTTACTTTTTTCTTCTTCTAACGTAAATTCTAAATCTAGTTCTTTATTTAACTTCTGTAAACCCTTTGCATCTTTAGCATAAACATAATCATCAGTTGTGTAATCAACAAGCAATTGAGTTATTGCTTGAGCGCCTTTAGTATTACATCTAACACTTCCTTCTAGATAATCCAATAATTTATCATATGATCCGATAGTCTCAAACACATAATCTTCTGGTGTAAGGTATCCATTAAATCTAGATTTCGAAGTTGCAGCTGCTTGTTCTTCTTTTCCAACAGCTGGCGTCATATTAGATGTCAAAGTTCCTTTACCAACAGCCTGACTCATATTAGTACTAAAGTCAATCTTTCCAGTAGTTGAATCTTTACCTTTCATTAATTTTTGAACCACTTGACCTTTTTGCTCAGTTGGTATCGTAACACCATCAGGAACATTTGATATCGCTGCAGTTATATCGGTTGAACCTGAGATTCCTTTAGCTTTGGCAAGTAAGTTTGGTTGTATATTTGCAAAAGATCTTCCACCTTGAGGAAGCATATCACCAATTTTACCTAAATCGAATCCTGCATTATTGAATAACGATGATCTCGCTTTTACCACTTCTTTTTGTTTTGCACCAATAATATCTTCAGGAGATTTACCTTTTTCTTTATCAGCTACAGCTTCTTCAACTTTAGCCAGAACTTTTGTACTTACTGTTGCCGGCATAAATCTCTTTGCTAGTAAATCTTGTCGAGCTGTTGGTTTCAATCCCGGAGTATTTCTTTTTAAACTTTTTTGTATATCATCCAAAGTGCCGTTACATATTTCAATTTTAGGCAGATTAATAGAATTCATTTTCTTTTTTAATAATTTAACCAGATTAGAAGCATTAGGAGAAGAAGAAGCAGCCGAACCGTCACCTGCATCTTCTTGTAATATAACAGGCATAGGGCTCTTAACAAAATCTTTTGAAGGTTTTGAAGTTACACCAAAAGATTTAAATCCTGAAATAATTTGTCCTGGATTTTGAAAGAAAGAATTTTTAGTTACAGAATTTTTTAACTGTTCATTTTTAACAGTTGCGACTTCACCTCCAGCTACGCTGAGAATTAGCTTAGCTTGTATGTCTCTCAATATTGGCGCATTTTCTGTTGCCTTATTAAATTCTTCTTGAGTAACTTCTCTTTCAAATTCAATTCTAAAATAATTTACGCCACCATTGACTAGCGTTACAGTGGTTCCATTAAAAATATAACCTATCCCTTGTTCAAGTTTAGATTGTTTTAAACTATCTGCACCTGCTCTAACTTCAGTAATTTTTACTATTCTACCTTTGTCTTCAGGCGCGAAGAAAAATGTAGTTCCATTAAACGAACGATTCTTTCCTATAGGACCTATGCCTTTTTGAAAAGCCTTTCCGTTGAGACTAAAAGATTCACTAGCCATATATTTTACTCCTCAGGATCAATTGCATCATCACTGGCACCGATGCCAAGTTTTTTCATTGTTTCTTGTGCGAATGCTATTCGCTGATCAGTATGCGCAAGATCTTTTCTCGGTCTTTCGTATTTATTTTGAAAAATTATAGTGGCGTCTTTAAGAGTAGTTGTACTTCTTAATTGACCTAATCCTAAATATGGAAGAGTCTCTAATTCATGTTTAACAAATCTCAATTGCGTTTCCATATCTCTGTAATCTTTATTTATTCTACCAGCAAACTTTTGAAGTTCACCAAATCTATTACCGGCTTTCTTTGCAGGATTCCACTGAGCTATTCCAAATGATCCTTCATCTTTGAATCCAGACACTGCTGCAGGATTAATATCTCCTCTATTTGATGTCGCTCCAGATTCTACACAAAAGTTTCCAATCATACCACAAGCTTGTTGTGGCGTAAATTCTCCGCCTTCAGGTGATATAAAAAAATTAAAAGCTTTTTCAATATTAGTGTTTCCATCTATAGGAATTGATACCGAAGGCAATGATTCATCAATTGAATTAGTGTTTGTTTCAATCTTTGGAATAGAACCTAACACTAAGGGAAGTTGTGAATTTTTTCCATCTAAAAATATACCAAAAACTTGCGCTCTTATTTTTAATTGTGAATTTGCACCTTGACCTGAACTTCCGTCTTCGGTCACTGGTATACCAACCTGTGCCCATGGCAAATCATCGTCAGGAATGTCATTAACATCGTCTGTATGAATTCCAATGATTCTTACTTTTACTCTATCGAGTTTTAAAGGATCTGAGTTATTAACGACATATCCTATAAACCATCTAGTCTCATCTCCGTAATAGTTTACCATTATAATTCAGCCTCCACACCCAATGACGCAACTCTTCCACATGTCAACTCCGTGGACACACCTTCATCCGAAAAAACATGTTTTGCTGTCATTATAAGATAATCTCCAGATTTTTTTAAATCAAACTTTGCACTTTGATCATCTAAATAGGGATTTGTGTCTAAGAATCTAAGTCTTATAGTTTTGCCAACAGTATAGTTTGCATCTCCAGTAATAAATTCTCTTCCTCTTACTGTTATAACTAATGGTGATTTAATTAAAAATTCTTTTAATGAATCTCTATTAATCTTTTTAGTTTGACCACCTACAGTTTTTTCATCTTGATAACTCTTAAATGTTGTTCCTACTGTATCATAAGCGCCAGATGAAGCAATTTGAGATATAACTTTCGAATTATATTGACCAATCTTTTTATCTTTTATTTTAAATTCTGGTGAATGATTGTATCTAGAATTTTCGCCACCAAGAGCATTCTTAAGGATCAGTTTCTTAAAGACGTTGTCTACATCAAAATCAACGTTTGTAGGTATACCTTTAAACGTATCATGAAAAACATACTTTGCACCTACGTGCCCATTTCTCATAATCTTTAATAAATTTTCTTGAGATTCATACCTGTATCTTTGTATCAAATATCTTTTTACAATCTCATTACCATCACCAGCACTAGGTGCATATATGTAAGGCTGCTCTATGTTCATAGGTACCTGAGTCAACATTTTTTCCAAATCTTTTAATACTAAATTATCTACGCCAAGAGCTGAAAAGAAAAAGAAAGGAAGACCATCACTTGTAGTAGCTCTTCTATTTAACCACGCACCAGCTTCTAAAGGATTTAAATTTGGAATTATAACTTTCATGCCTTTTACATCATCAGTTCCTTCAATCAATACTTCTTTATCTAAGAAGTTTTCTACGATTGTTTTTATAATTGATGTAGGAGAACCGGCATAAGACTTACTAATATTTTGTCCTGACGAATCAAACACATGATATTCTATCAAATGTAACATAACAAATTCTGTTCTTTCATCAACTCTTATTATGTTTTCAATCTTATCAATTAAGAATTCTTTAGTAATAGTATTAGCAGATACTGTTTCTTCTAAATGTTGAATAGTAAGAGTTAATTTTTCACCACCTTGAAAATCAATATCTTGTAAAATGTTTTCTTCTTCTTTAAAAGATAACTTACCAGTTAGATATGGCTTTTCAATATGTTCATATATTATAAATTCTGAAACTAGAGTTCTTATATCAACTTGTGTATCATTTCGAGTTGATGATATAATAGCTTCAACAATTAAATAATCAGTACTTGATTGCGCAGATAATTCCATTTAACCTCTTAGTGACCTTTTAAAGCTTGTCACTATTCCATTAATTAAGTCTGGTTTAATAACTTTGATTTGTCTTAAACTTTCGTTTACACTGTGATATACATCTTGATGCGTTTTACCTGTAAGTAATGCACCAGGACCTACTTCAGGATCAATATCAACTATAGTTCCAGTGCCATCTACATAATGACTTTCTGATAAATATTCTCTTTCTGCTGATACAGCAACAAGAGTTTCCTCTACGCCAGATGAATTAGTAGAAGTAAAAGTTTCTCCTCCACTTGTAAAAGATATGTTTCCTTCTACAATGATTTGACCTAGGTCTATATTTCTTCTTATTATTTTACCACTTAAACCTGAAGTATTACCTGTTATTGTTTGACCTATTTTAAACTTACTAGCTAAACTACCATCTCTTGTAGTTATAGCAGTGTTAGGAAAAGATTTTTGTATATAAGTGATTAGTTCTTGATTCGGTAAAGGCCAACCTTGTTCTCTTAAATTATCATTTAAGAGATAAAAAGTCCAGTAATGTAATGGCGTATCATATAATTGTATTGATACTTGATCAGGTCTAAATCCTTCTTGTATTGTATGTACATTTGCAAAAGTAATATCATTTTTAATTTGATCTATTATATCTGCGTATGATGATATATTTTGAAATACAACAGGATCAGGTTCATCACCAAAGTTGTAACTGATATTTGAAAAGTTATTAAAATATAACATTAGAATCCTTTCTGAATATCGAGTGATTTAAGAGTTTCATGCTCAACAAACGCCATTGAAATATCTATTTCGTTTGGTTGACCATCATTTCTAAATCCACCGCCTGTAGGATTAATTGTTGCGTTAAAACTTCTTAAGTAACAAGGTTTTATTTTAGGTAAGTTTCTATTTCTTCTTCCTTTAAACTTAAACATTATTTTAAATGCATTTGGAAAATGATAACCTATATCTGCAGAAGAAGAACCAAAGTTAACTGGAAATCCTTTTGGATATAGCTCTTTTCGAAAATGCTTAATTATTTTTTGCACAGCTCTTGCTTCTGCCGGAGAAGTTGCTATAAGTTTAAACTGAAACTGAAACTCACGTATATTGACTCCTCTAAATATAGCTCTTACATTAGGATTAACAATAAATCGATTTGCTAAAGTTGCAGCGTTTCGAAATGCAGATGAAGGATTAAATCTATTGTTGACTTTAGCCACTGCCAATTTGAGAGCATCAGTAGCACCTTCAGATAAGTTATTAACGCTACCTTCGCCACCTTTTATTACATCTAGCAAAGCTTTTCCTTCACCCATAAGTGCTTGCCCGGCCGCAGCAAAACCACTGGCGCCGCCTTCCATTCCTGCTAAAGTTGATGCACCTAGAGTTCCTAACTCGGCATTAGTATCGTATGCAACGTTGTCAACAAAAGACATGCTTGGAGGAAAGTACATTGTAACAGTTGGTTCACCTTTCTTAGGAAAAAAGCTTGTGCCAGCTCTTACGCTCGAAGAAGATTTTTTAGCAGTAGCAGCTTCAACTTCAGTATCTTTTTTAGCTGCAAAATTTAATGCAGATGCGTCATCAGCAAAAGCTGCTGAATTCGATCCTCCGCTTCCATCCGCAACATCTGCAGAGAATGTTGTTGGTTGATTAGTAGCACCTAAGAATGATGCATTTGCATCATTTGATTGTTGAAACCCTGGATTTCTACTTCCGAAATCGTCAACCAGTCCTAAGCCTGCAGCTTGATTTCTAGCATCATCGGCTTCTCTTAATCTGGCTTGTTTGAGATTATCTTCTTGCTGTTTCATATGAGACTTTTGACTTTTACCAGATTCAGGTGTTGTATATTCTAAAGTTTGAAATGATACAGTTGCAGCATAAGCAGGATTACCAGATACATCTAATGGATATTCTAACGTGTTTCCGCCAACACCAAAGTTTTGAAATAAGGCACCTAGTAACGATTGACCAGCTTCTGCAAATTCTTCAAATGCGCCTTCAATGTTACTAAAATTCTTTATTGGATTTTTCAATCCACCTCCGCCTTTAAGCGTTTCTCCTAAAGGTCCAGCTTTATCGAATATTTCCATGTGTAATCCTTATAGATAATATTAAAGTATTATTTCTTTATTTATAACGGTTATCATGGTTTATTCTGGTCTTTACAAGGCGAAAAACACAGCTAAGTATAAAGGTGACCACACCAATATAGTATACAGATCTTTATGGGAAAAGGCTGTATTTCAATGGTGTGATAAGAATGATAAAGTAAAGAGCTGGAGCTCAGAAGAAATAATAGTTCCATACTACTATGACGTTGATAAAAAATATCATAGGTATTATGTTGATATGAAAATTGTGTTTGAAGATAAGACGTTGCTAGTTGAAATTAAACCCGAAAAAGAAACAGTACCGCCAACTGGTCCTAAAAAAACTAAAAGATATATTACAGAAGGCTTAACATATGTTAAGAATATGAATAAATGGGAAGCTGCAGATAATTATGCAAAAGATAGAGGATGGGAGTTTCAAGTGTGGACAGAAAAAACTTTACAAGAAATGAAACTTTTAACTAAGCCAGTTCCGGGTAAACTTAAGAAATATAAACCACTACCATCATATCGTAAAAAGCGTAAGAAAAGATATAAATAGATATTATGAGTAACTTATTTCAAAGATTAGAACTTGAAGCTTTTCGAAAAGGTATTACACCTCGAACACAAGAATCTCGAGACTGGTTTCGTCGTCGTGTACAAAGACTCACAAGAGTGAATCGTGAAGCATTAATGAGAGAAGATGAAATCAATAAAGTAAGTAGTCCTTTACTTGGTAGTATGATGATGTTCTTTTATGATCCTAAGCTTAAAGACAAGCTTCCATACTACGACACCTTTCCATTGGTTATACCAGTCGAAAAAGCTGAAGGTGGATTTAAAGGTTTAAATTTGCATTACATTCCTCCAGTTTTAAGAGCAAAGTTTTTGGATAGTTTACTTGATGTAGTTAATAATAAAAAATATGATGAGTCAACGCGATTTACTTTAACATATAGATTACTTAAGGGTGCAGCAAGGTTTAGATATTTTCAACCATGTTTTAAACATTATCTTTTAGATCACGTTAAATCTAGATTTGCTCAAGTACCAGCACCTGAATGGGAGATAGCTACATTCTTACCGACAGCGAGTTGGAAGAAAGCTTCTGCTGGAAGAGTATATTCAGATTCAAGGAAGATATCAAATGGCTAGTGTAGATGAATTAAAAGCTTTGGCTAACACAAAATTAGGATTTGCACGAGCAAACAGATTCTTAGTTACATTTCCAACATCATTTGGCGGTGGTGGAGGATTACTAAATGGTATAATTGGAATGTTGACAGGCGGTGGAGGCGGAGCTTCTGGCAGAGAATTAAATATTCTTTGCTCTAATGCGACTATGCCTGGAAAGATTACATTAACTAATGACAGAAGAATAGGAATGGAATTTCAAAAAGTAGCGTACGGATATGCTATCGACGACGTTTCAATGACTTTTTACTTAATGAATGATTACGGCGTAAAAGAATATTTTGATGCATGGAGAAATACAGCAATTCCAGAAGATGGAGCTCGAGCATTTACAAGTAACTATAAAAGCCAGTATGCTAAGTCTGTAACTATACACCAACTACGTCAACCATTAAAAGGATTTTCAAAACAAGTTGGACCAGTTAGATTTAATGCTGGCATTGGTGGTGGAACTGTTTATTCTGTAGAGTTACTAGATGCTTTTCCTGTATCAACTAGTGCAATAGAATTAAGTAACGAACTAGACGGATTAGTTCAATTGACTGTAACTTTTGCATATACAAATTGGGCTCGTTCAAGTAGCACTCAAGGATTTATTAACATGGATATTGATACACCTCTCGGTGGAATTGATTTATTATAAGGAGTAAAATAGTATGGGATTACCTAAATTAAATGACGTACCAAAATACAAAGCAGTGGTACCTTCAACAAATGATGAAATTACATTTAGGCCTTTTTTAGTTAAAGAAGAAAAAATTTTATTAATAGGTTTAGAAACACAAGATGCTATGCAAATAGCCGGTGCCGTAATGGACACAGTTAAGTCATGCGTATACGAAGAATTAAACATGAAGTCTTTAACTTCATATGACATTGAATATTTATTTTTAAAGATAAGAGCAAAGTCAGTTGGAGAAACATCTAAGTTGATTTTTAAATGTAAAGAGTGTGCAACTGAAAATGATGTTAGTATTAATGTTGATGATATAAACATAAAAGTTGATAATAGCAACAATAGAATTAATATAACTGATAAGATAGTGGTTGAAATGAAGCATCCTACTTTCAGTCAAATGGCGGCTAGTGAATCATTAAACGAAGAATCTCCAACAGTTCAAGTGTTTGGATTAATAAAAGAATCAATCAATGCTGTAATGACGGATGATGAAAGAATTGATATTAAGGATATTGAAAAAGAAGAATTTCAAGAATTTATTGAATCAATGACACAAGAACAATTTACTAAGATAAGAGAATATATTGAGAATATACCTAAGTTATCTCACGATATCGAATTTGATTGCATCAAATGTAATACACATAATGAAATTAAAGTGGAGGGCCTGCAAAGTTTTTTATAATAAGTCTATCTCATAACTCATTAAGTAATTATTATGAGACTAATTTTAACTTAATGCAGCATCACAAATATTCTTTAAGTGAGATAGACAATTTGATACCATGGGAAAAAGAAGTTTATGTGGGAATGCTAATAGACCACATAAAGGAAGAAGAAAGCAAACAAGAAAGAAGATGACATGGCAAGAAGATATTCAACATTAGGTGATGTTATTGACCAACTCAAAACTAATAATGATTCTACCATAGATACAACGCAAGCGGTTGATAGTTTACATAACACTGTATCAAGCTACTTTGTTAAAAAATCTAAAATGGATCTTGAAGCATCAAGAGAAAAATCTACTGCCAAAGGAAAAGCGGCAACATCCGGTGTTACTGAACAAGTCAAAAAAGCAGATGGTGGATTACTTGGAAGTTTAAAGGGTTTAAAGGGAATAGGATTCTTAGGTGGTCTTGCGTTATTAGCTAAAGCTGTAGGAGGCGGTGTTGCAAAGATATTGGCATCATTAGGACCTGCCGGTGTTGGATTAGGTGCATTCTTTTTAGGATTAGCTGGCGCTGAAGCTATTATACAAAAATTTGCATCAAAAGATGCTGGTGAAGGTATAAAAAAATTATTAACCAATTTAGCTGAAGGTTTAAGCGCGTTTGGTAAAAAAGAATTCTTAGCATTAGGTACGGTTTTAGCAGCAGGTATAATATTCCCAAAAGGTACTGCAAAAGGTTTAGTTGCCGTAGGTGTA